AAAGCTAAAGATTCTGAGACAAACAATGGGTATGATTACTATTATTATGTTTTAGACATAACACAAGGATTAAGTTTAGCATCTACAGATAGTGATGAAACTATAAGTAGAAAAGGTTGGAATGTCATATCATGGGATATTCCGGATCTAGAAATTACAAAGAAAAAGCAACTAAAAGCTTTTATCAAATTATGTAGAACAGTAATTAGAAATTAGCATGCAATCATTAAAACTTATAAAGAAAAATGGTAAGTTGACTTATCTACAACCTAAAGATAAGTTAGCTTATAAGATCTTTGAAGACAAAATCAAAGAAGGTCAAAAAGTAGAAATGTATTTAGATCTTGCAGATGATGATCATAGTAAAGGACAGCTTGCAAAAGTACATGCTTGTATTAGAGAGTTGGCCAAAGAAATTGGTTATACCTTTGATGAAATGAAAACTATCATAAAAGGAAAATCCGGTCTATGTATGGAACAAGACGGTATTTATGAATGTAAATCTTTTGCAGACTGTAGTAAAGATGAATTATTACTAGCTATTGAAGCTTGTATAGAAATAGGAAAAGAAGTCAATATTAACCTTCAGTAGGTTCAACATATCCTTCATCTCCAGGTTGCAATACATCTTTTTCTACATATAGATTCTCAGCTTTAAATTGAGACTCCATTTCAGCTAGTAAAAGAGTAACTGTGTAAAAAGATTTTTGAAGATCATCCATATCAGTATAAGCTTTTGTCATGATGTGTTTAATGTACTCATCAGGTTGACTTTCTTTACCAATATTTAAGTATAGGTAGTATGATAGAGCTTTAGTCATTAAGTAAAAACTCTTATTGACTTTGATTGATACTACCGCATCATCTTTAATTTCTTTAACTTTGATAGCCATAAACTTTATTTTAAACAAAAATATGAAACAAAAGTTAGATTTAGAGGAAATTAAACAAAAAATGTTTGAAAAGTTAGAACCTTCCGGGTGGGGACGTGTTCTTAAACCATTTATATTTAGTGGTGACTTTGATAATATTATCTCTCAGTTGGCCAGAATGGCTACTGATGGGAAAAGGTTCACTCCTACCCTAAAGGACTTATTCAAAGCTTTTGAAGAATGTCCTTATAGTGAGCTTAAGGTTATCCTTGTAGGGCAAGATCCATACCCCCAATTTGGTGTTGCTGATGGTATTGCTTTCAGTTGTAGTAAAACTAATGAATTACAGCCTAGTTTACGCTTCATGTTAGATGAGATAAACAGAACTGTATATAATGGTCATCCTGGTAGTTTAAATGTTGATTTAACCAGATGGTCAAATCAGGGTATACTAATGCTTAATACTGCTCTTACAACTACTGTAGGTAAAATTGGACAACACTATAAGATATGGCAACCTTTTATTGCTTATCTGTTTGATTATTTGACATGGAACAACAATGGATTGATCTATGTCTATCTTGGTAAACAAGCTCAAGAATGGGCTGACTCTATCAATGATAACAATTATAAATTTAAACTGTCACATCCAGCAAGTGCTGCATATAATAACAGTGCTTGGAACTCTGAAAGTGTATTTGTTGAAATACAAAATCTTGTTGAAAAAAATTACAATCAAAAACTTATTTGGTAATGACAGAAATATTTAATAGACTTATACAAGAGAATATTACTCCTAATGCATACTATGTTTTATGCTGTATTAAAGAAAAAGTAGTACCCAAAAACTTTGTAAATAAAGAATTAGAATGCAAAAGACTGCAAAGCGATCAATGGCTTACAGAAGATTTGCAACTCACTAGTAAAAGTATTATTTTTACAGAAGAAATTGGTGGGTTCTTTAAAAGAACTAAGAAAAAAGTATCAAAAGATTTAATGGGTGCAGACTTTGTACAAAAAATCCAGGAATATGTTCTCATATTTCCTAATAGGAAACTATCCTCTGGAAAATATGCAAGGACTAACCCAAAGAATCTTGAGAGTGCTTTTAAATGGTTCTTTGAGACATATGACTATAGTTGGGAGTTGATCCTAGAAGCTACAGAAAAATATGTAAGAGATTATGAACTTAGAAACTTTGATTACATGAGAACATCTCAGTACTTTGTAAGAAAACAGAACATTGACAAGTCATTTGAGTCTGAATTAGCAAATTACTGTGAGTTGATTAAAACAACACCTGATGTTGATCAAGTTTATTTTACGGAGGCTGTAGTATGATACCAAGTTTAAGAATTAGTACATTAATGCTTGGGCTTGCTATACTTGGAACAGTACTTTCCTGGTTCATTATTAATCTTTTTGTTGTGAATATCACCATTGGACACTTTGTTATCATAGAAATCATTATTAGTGTATTTCATCATATGTATAACAAAGCAAAAGAACAGTGTAAACAACAAAAATAAATACAATGGCAGAATTATTTAATGGGGCAAGACCCTTGATTCCAGTAAGTGAAAGAAAAGCATTAGAAAAAGCACTTTTAAAAATGCGCGCAAGAAGAAATGGAGAAGTTAAATCTCTTAGGAGTGCTTGGCCCAAATTTAATGATGCATTTTGTGATGGATTGGAGTGGAGAACTATCACCGTAGTTGGTGCTAGACCTGGAACCGGTAAAACTTTATTTATGGAACAGTTAATCAGTGATATCATTGAGAACAATCCTGACCAAAAATTTAGAATACTTAAGTTCCAGATGGAAATGGTTGATGAAACCAGTGGTGTGAGAAAGTTTAGTCTGAAAACAGGTTCTGATTACAATACATTAATGAGTAAGGGAAAACAAATAGATAAACATATCTATGAAAAATGTGTAGAGTACTATCATAAAACCGCAGCTACAGACATAGTGGATGTAGTATATGATGCATGTACAGTAGATGAAATGTGCGCAACCATTCATTATCATATGAATAAGCACAAACTAGAAGATGGGACTTACCCAAACATGCTAGTAGCAATTGATCACTCTGCACTATTCAAAAAGGCTAGAACAGAAAAAGACAAGTTTGAAATGCTTGGTTCATTAGGTGAAGCCCTCACCATGATGAAGAAGCACTATCCAGTTGCCTTTGTTGTGTTAAGTCAGTTGAATAGAAACATTGATGACCCTAAAAGGTCTGAGGAAGGAACTTACGGTAATTATGTATTAGATTCTGATATATATGGTTCTGATGCGTTGTTGCAACATGCTGATGTGGTATTAGGTATTAATAAACCTTCAATACGGAAGATCAGAAATTATGGTCCAGAAAAGTATATCATTAGTGACACAGATGTATTAGTCTTTCACTTTTTGAAATCAAGAAATGGTACCACACGGATAAGCTTCTTTAAGCTAGATCGGACTACAATGAGGATTATTGAGATTGATACTCCACCAACAGCAACAAAGCAAAAGTTAAGTACAAATTAAAAAAAAAGTTATGAGTTTAAGACAACAAAAAACATCTGAATTCTTTGTGCAACACATGGAAACATTCAGAAAGTTGGGAATTATTGATCCATTCTTTGTGATTAAAACAGCATTCTTTCAGAAAGGTAAGTATGGAAGACACACTCAGTTTTTTGAGTGGGAATTAAAGAAAAATGAGGACATTTATGTTGAGTTTTATGACAATGTACATGATCTTAATGGAAAGACTGTAGATTACAAACCTTTTCATGAAGACAGAGTGCTTTGTAAATACAAAATCAACCCTCATTTTGCTGAAGAGTATGAGAAAAAGGAAAACATCAATCAGAATACTGGTGAGCCTTACTTTACTTATACTGTTCCCTTAGCTGAAATGATTGCTGTCAACCCTGATGGAAGAGAAATGACTTATCCTATGTATGAAAAATCTAAGGAGTCACCTTCTAAGGAGGAAGCAGTTATGCCGAGATTGCAAAATAGCCTGGCTTTTCCAAATTTTGAGGAAGAACTGATTAAAAAACCTGAGCAGATAAAAGAAACTACCCTAGAAGATTTACTAGTGGGAGATGATGTATCTTATTCAGAAATGACAATCAGAGATATTGCTGCAATAATTTGGAAGAAACCAGTAAGCAACAAATTATGGTTAAATTCTTTAATTGAAAAACAATGAGTATTGTATTGCCAACTACAAAGGTTTTGGGAGGACGTGTAAATCCCAAAAGAATAGTAATCTATTCAAAACCAAAGACCGGTAAAACCACAGCTTATGCTGGTCTGGAAAACAATCTAATTTTAGATTTAGAAAATGGTACTGATTATGTAGCAGCTCTGAAAGTAAAAATTAACAGTCTACAAGAATTACTTGACACAGGTAAAGCTATTAAAGAAGCAGGTTGTCCTTATAAGTATGTTACTATTGATACAGTGACAGCATTAGAGGAAATGATTATGCCTTTAGCAATCAAGCTTTACAAACAAACACCAATGGGTAAAAATTTTGATGGCACAAGTGTTATCACTTTACCAAATGGTGCAGGATATTTATATATTCGTCAAGCATTCTTTCAAGTTTTAGATTTTATTGATACCTTAGCACCCCACATTATTTTATCTGGTCACATTAAAGATAAACAAGTGGATGATAAAGGAGAATTAGTAATGTCTGCAAACATTGATTTGACTGGTAAAATTAAATCTCTGATCTGTGCAAATGCTGATGCAATTGGTTATATGTACAGAAAAGGTAATAAGACTTTCTTGTCTTT